AATGGCACATATACTGGATCATTAACAACAAACCTATTACCTTTAATTCCTGGCGGAGTGTCTGCGTCAAAGATTACAACTACACAATACTTAGTTCTTCCAGTTTCAAAAGATTACTATGGATCAACAGCAAGCGGAGGGTTAGCAGATAGTGACACATCAGATAACGACTTCTCTTTAGAAGTATGGATGCGCCCAAGATTTACAACAAATAACCTGACACCTATTTTGGCGGATGCGACAGAAGGAATTGGAATCTTCTGGGATAAAGGCAATATTGTATTTAAACTAGATACTGAGCGCATAGACTACACAGTTCCATATACAAGAAAAGCGTTTCATATTGTAGCCTCATATTCTGTATCTGCAATGTCTCTTTATGTAAACGGACAACTTGTGGTATCAAAAGATCTATCTTCATTTAGATTTACAAATACTAGCTTTCAATTAAATATTGGCCCAACCCTAAATTCTGGAGACTCGTTCTTGGTAGATGCTCCAGCAGTTTATCGATATGCTCTTAGCCCTGAAAAAATTAAAAATCATTATAATGAAATCATTCCGCTTCCAGCAATTCAAATTGCATATCCTGAGCAGGGCGAGTTATTTGAATTCTATGACAACACATTAAGCAAGCAATATTATTATTCATACCCAGGAAATAAGCCTTGGTCGTATTTTTTATCAGATGAAATTTATTACAATAAGAACGATGACTCAATTGAAATAGCAAAGTCTACAGGCTCTAAGACGGTCGTTCTAGAGGACTTCCTCACAATACCCCTAGGATTCAATCTAGACTCGTCTAAGATAGAGTGGGAGGGCGATAACGGGGTCTCTATACAAACCAGTCTAGATGGAACAACTTATACTTCCTGCACAAATGGCGGGGTAATTCCAGGATATAAAATATCTGGCTTTAGTTCAGATAGAAATCTTTATTTAAGAATAACTCTAGCAACAACAGATTCTAGTAAGTATCTACCAAAACTATCAAACTTGCTCCTAACATTCTATAATGATCTTAAATTTTATTCAGCCACATCTGGAAGCTATATGTCCACGCTTGAAGGATTTGCAGACGTCTCAGTATATGATATTACTATGGGCAATTCTAATTACCCCGTTCTTTTAAGAGATTCTAGAAATGGTCTAAAGGTGGCAGGAGATTCAGGCTTTCATATTAACACTAATAGTTTAATTAAAACTATGGAGTTTTTCTATACCCCAGATGCTCTCACATCAGGAAGACTTGCCTCAACATCGTCAAATGGTGGAGCGGCATCAAATTTCTCATGGAATTCAACTGGTGTAGTCAGCAAGACAAATGTATCAGCAATATATGTAAATGGGGTTAGCAAGACAACTGAAACTAGCATATCTAATATATTCCAGGTTGGGGAATTACACCACGTTGTAATTGTTTATTCTTCAGCCATTAGCGGAATAATTACATTTAATCATACGCTTTCAGGAAGTCCCGCAGCCCTTTATCAGAATGTTACCCTATATCCAGGTCAGTTTAGCTCAACAAATGCTGCTGATCACTATAACCTATATGTCGAAAAGCCATCAGTCATAGCAGATGATTCGTCATTCTCTGTGACAGAAGATGCCGTTTCTATATATGATAATGACTGGATTGTAATTAAAAACATATAATTTTGTCAATTTGCGTGACAAAAAGCTGGACTTAGGTTATTGGAAGTGGTAAAATAAAGTTCTATGGATATCAAGAGAACCAATTACCAGATCAATGACGAGGAATCAACCCTTGGAATTTATGTGTGGGAGATGCCAGATGGTCGTTGGGTAGGCGATGACGACGGCAACTTTTTATCCATTACGTCAAAGAAGAACAATAAGAGCAGAATCGATTTATTGGCGGACGCAGTAAGAAATTTTGGGATAACAGACGGACAGCCAAAATTTTTATCAGGTCGTAGAAAGATTGATGACGAAGAGTTTGAGTATCAGCAACAGAGATTAAAATGGGGCCTCACACCAGATCCGCTAGACATTGGCGCATACAAAGATGAAATGAAGAAATTAAGCGGGAGACCATAATGGAACACGTAGAAGACCATGAAGTAGAATCAGATATTAGAGTAACAAATTCATCAGACCTTTGGATTCCAAATGTTCCTGTAACAAAGTCAGTAGATGAGTTTAACGTAGAGAATGAAGACATCCTTAAGATTCATGGAATGGGAACATCTTTCCGCCGTAAGGTATCAAGAGAAATTCAAAAGCGTTTCGTAGGTATTGATGGAGCACAAACACAACAGAATTTATTGCAGCAGGCTATCACTGGCTATGCAATGTTCGATCTTGTTCAGCCAACATACAACCTAGAATATCTTTCACGCATTTACGAAATCTCACCATACAACTATGCAGCAATTAACGCTAAGGTTTCAAATATTGTAGGTCTAGGCTTTGACTTTGTTGAGACACGCAAAACAAATGAAGCAATTGACGCAATTAACAGCGATGCACAATTAGAGAGAGCACGTAAGAAGCTAAACAGATTACGTCAAGATCTGCATGACTGGCTTGAAGATTGCAACGAAGAAGAAACATTTAAAGAGACATTAATTAAGTTCTACACTGATGTAGAGGCAACTGGAAACGGATACCTTGAAATTGGAAGAACGTCTGCTGGAAAGATTGGTTACATTGGGCATATTCCAGCAAAGACTATGCGTGTGCGTAGACTACGTGATGGCTTTATTCAATTGCTATATGGTAAGGCTGTATTCTTCCGTAACTTCGGAGATCAAGAAACCGAGAACCCAATTTCAGGCGGTCTAGATCGTCCAAATGAAATTATTCATTTTAAGAAGTATACTCCAATGAATAACTATTATGGTATTCCAGATATTGTCGCAGCACAAAATGCGATGGCAGGAAACGAGTTTGCTGGAAAGTATAACCTTGACTACTTTGAAAATAAGGCGGTCCCAAGATATATTATTACAGTTAAGGGAGCAAAGCTATCTCCAGATTCAGAGAGAAAGCTTCTTGAGTTTTTCCAGGTTGGGCTTAAGGGTAAGAATCATAGATCACTCTATGTTCCTCTACCAGCCGATTCACCAGACAATAAAGTTGAATTTAAGATGGAGCCAGTTGAGGCTGGAGTCCAGGATTCATCATTTAATACATATCGCAGATCTAACCGTGATGAAATTCTTCTTTCTCACCGTGTCCCAATTAATAAAATTGGAACCCCAGAAGGAATTAATTTAGCGGCAGCCCGTGATGCAGATAAGACATTTAGAGAGCAAGTTTGTCGTCCAGCTCAGGATATCCTTGAGAAGAAATTAAATAAAATGATATCTGAAATGACTGATGCCCTAACTCTTAAATTCAATGAATTGACTCTCACAGACGAGGATACTCAATCTAAGATTGATGAGCGATATTTGAGAATGCAGGTAATTACCCCTAATGAAGTTCGTATTCGAAAGGGTATGGTCCCAATTGATGGTGGAGATAATGTGGTTGAATTAAAGCCACAGCAACAGTCAGAAATTCGGACTCAGGCAAATGGCAATAGATTAAGAGATCAAAATAGACAAAGTAATTCTCCAGATTTATCTGGGGAAGGCCGAAATGCTCAAGGCGACGGCCGACAAGTTGACTAACTCTACTCAACCATTATTTGCCTTTTTATATACAAGTCGATAAAATTAAACATATGAACATTGAGAAATCTTTATGGTCTTCGAACGGCGATAACATCGTCCTGTCAGTTCCATTCACAAAAGTAAATCGTGAAAAGCGCACAGTGTCTGGTTTTGCAACACTTGATAACCTAGATCAAACTGGTGACGTTGTAACAATGGAAGCAAGCTTAAAAGCTTTTGAAAATTTCCGTGGAAACATTCGTGAGATGCATGGACCTACAGCAGTAGGAAAGATGCTTTCATTTAAGCCAGAGACATACTATGATCCAGCTACAAAAGAATTTTACAACGGAGTGTATGTTGATGCATACGTTTCTAAAGGCGCACAAGATACTTGGGAGAAAGTTCTAGACGGAACACTCGCAGGTTTTTCAATCGGCGGAAAGATTATTGAATCAGATAATGAAGTCAATAAGGCAACAGGTAAGGCTACAAGATTTATTAAGGACTACGCATTGCTAGAACTATCAATCGTAGACTCCCCAGCAAATGAACTATGCAACATTCTTTCTATTTCAAAGATGAATGGTCAGCTAATGTTTAAAGGAATTGCAGCAGAGAC